GAGTTAGAAATATATGTATATATTTGCTAACAAATACTAACAGTTGCTAACAAAGATAAACAAAAATAGAGCCGACGAAATTGTGCTAATACACAAAGAAGTCATTGACTTATTGGATACTAGGTTACCGAAACGATACGTGGCGGAGGCTAAGAGAAGATTATTGGAAGACAAAGGCATACAGGTAAGCGATTCTATGATAAGACAAATAAAAAACGGACATACTGTGAATTGGGAGGTGCTAGAAATCTTGACGGAGATAGCAAACCAAAACCAAAAGGCAGTATTGGCCATAGGAGAATTAATAAGTAACAAGTAACATCTTAAATTATGACAAACAAGAACAAAATGTTACCCGGAATGTTTGATGACGGAATCGAATTTTTTGTGGATAACGACAGGGTTAAAGTGCTTTCATCGGGGAGCGTTAAGGATTTTACCGAGCTTCCATTTGCAACCATCCAAATCTTAAAGGATGAGATTAAAAAGGACAAACGTGCTCGTGCGCACTTATTGGACCTGCACCCGGTGGGCGAATATAAACGTCTGGAGCAGTTTGTAAAATGTCGCTTTGGCGGCTTGGACTACACTGCCGATATTTCCCATGAAGGTATTCAGGATGGTGAATATTGGGATTGTCCGCTTCACGGAAATTGTGCTTCCGAAGGCGTATTGTGCAAGGCCGTCTCCATAAATGGCAGTCCTATGAGCGCACAGGATATTCAGTTGGCCAAGCTCTTGGCCACTGATCACACAAACGAACTTATTGCCAGTGAAATGAATTTGCCTCTGGGTAGCTTTCATTTGGCCAAAAAAAAATTATACCAAAGGCTGGGTGTGCGCACCAAGCAAGAGGTGACCACATTGTCTCATAGACATAATCTTATCTAGGCAACTCCTAGGTGTACGTTCATACGATAGTCCACTGACTTGGTATTTGTTTTTTTTATTTTGATTTAAGCCCTGTTTGTTCAGTGACAGGGCTTTTTAAAAACCCATGAATTATGATAGAATTAAGACAGCTTATTAGTGAAATCAATGCGCTGGAGGCACGAAACCGCCAGTATAAAATAAGGGAGCGTTTAGGTTACGAGCTGCCCGCTGATTATAGGCATAACGAATTGAAATTAGAGGGGCTTTACCGAAGAAAATCGGAATTGATTGCCCAAGTAGATGTATCTGAACCACAATTTATACTATAACATGAAAAAAGGAAGAAACAGGACTATGAGTATATGTCTAAGCGATATACCTAAGAATAGGATTTTAAAGCATGAGAATGGAAAACTATACCTAGCAGTAGGTACCTACGATTATGACGAGCCAGATAGGTTTGACAATGATTTTAGCCTGAGCATATCCCGTACCACCGAAGAGTTGGAGCGCATAAAGGCCGGTGAAAAAATAGACCGGGTATTTATTGGCAACGGACGTATTTGGCCGGATAAGGAAATGACACCAGCGGCAGAAGAAGATTTGAACGGACTTGCCTTTTAACTTATTTCAGTAATTAAAATATTTTGTATGTTTGCATCGCACAAACAGTATAGGAGTTATCCTAAACTAAATTTTAACGATAAGGAGTTGCCCGCTATGGGTAACAACAACGAAAGTGTTGTACTTCCAGTCCTAGACTGTTTGTGCAGCCCTAAGGCGGCAACTCCGCATACAAATATTTTTTCGATGCACAAGAAAAAACAATTTGTAGCTAAGGCCGTATGCCTTAAAGCCACTCCTGTGGCTACGCTACACGACATTGCCCAAATTTTAAAACACTGGGCGCAACACGTATTCAGTTTTATTTTAGGCGTTATCGCGTCACTTGCTGTTGCAAGTGCGGTGGTTACAGCTATGGCAGTTCTATGCCAACACTACAATTGGCAGTTGCCGATTTGCTTTCTCGCATAGAGCGGGGCTACTCTCCTAACACCAAAATCAAAGCATAATTATGGAAAAATCAGTAGAAAATTTAATCGAGCAATTGTACAAAGACACTGCAATTCATTTTTTGATGCAGCCAGAGAACAAAAACGTGATGGTCAATGCTACAGATATGGCAAAGATTTATGATAAAAGGGTGCAGAAATTTAGGGACTTAAAGACCACACAGGAATTTATTGATGCACTCTTGGTATCAGAAAATGAAAAGTTGAAAATCAGAAATAAAGACCCTGAACAGGGTTTTTATTTGACTGAAATTGATGTTTACGACGGTAGAAAACGTGGCGGGACATTTATGCACAGAAAGCTTGCCGTAAAGTTTGCGGCATGGTTAGATGTGCGTTTTGAAATTTGGATGATTGATGTCATAGACCAAATTTTACATCAAACAATTTTTAAAAGGTTGAATGTTCTCGAGTCTAAAACCGATAAGGCCGATGAACGAAAAAGACTTTTGGAAAAAATTGAGCAATCCCCAGATTATTTAAGAATAAAACAAATAGAGGCTGAGAATCGAAAGCTTGATAAAGCCCTCAAAAAATTGGACAACGACCTGTTGGCCGGTCAAATACCAATGGATTTATAAATGAGCTACATAGACAAGGATGATATAATGAACGCCACCGAGGGCGGTCTGGTAATAATAGAAAGTTATTACCCTGGCGCTACCCACGCTCTAGGCACTGCAGGCAAAAAATTTAAGATGCGTGGCGAGGAAAAAACGGCCTCTGCCTCTATACGTCAAAAAGAAAACGGTTGGTATTACGTGACAGATTTTGGGGGCGACCAAAAGGAGCGCAATGCCATAGAGGTATGTATGTTAGAGGATACCTTAACATTTGCAGAGGCGTGTAGCGAATTGGGCGCACGCTTTAGTATAAAGGGCGCAAAGTTGGATACCAAGCTTAGTATGCCCACTATTACCAAAAGGCCAATTACGAAAGATGAGCAGGCCGGCACCTATGAATTTGAGTTTAAGGATTACACCAAGGAAGATTTGGCGGTCATTGGTCCTAACGTTAAGGAGCGCGACTGTTTGGATTTTAACCTTCAGGTGCTTAAGAGTTTTGCTTATCGCAAGGAAAACGAAGTGGTTACCTCAGAGGCTACCGATGATTACCATATCTACAGTTTTCACCATAAGGAGTGGCAGAAAATATACCAGCCCAATAGCCTTGATAAAGGGTACAGGTTTAGGTACGCTGGTACCAAGCCAAAGAAATTTATACATGGCCTTGATTTATTGCGACAGGAATTTAAGAAAAACAAGGCGCGCGCAGAGGAAGAATACCAGGAAGTCGGCAAGGAGCCAGACCCACGTTTGGATGCCGCATTTATTGTGAGCGGTGGCAGCGATGGTATCAACCTAAGGAGTTTTGGCCATTTTCCGTTATGGTTCAATAGCGAAAGCGAACAGATGGAGTATGCGGAATATAAGGACATTATGGTAATGGTAAAGGAGCTGTATTATGTTGCCGACTTGGATAATACAGGAATTAACCAAGCGGTTAAGTTGGGATTAAAGTATTTGGATATTCGGTTGTTATGGCTTCCAAAGGGTTTATCCAAATGGCGTGATAAACGTGGCAATCCAAGGAAGGATTTTAAAGATTATGTGGAAGTATTCTACAAGCCAGGTAATGAGATAAAATTTAAAAATCAGCTGAACAAACTTATAGACAATGCCCTGCCTATGAAGTTTTGGAACGAGTATAGAACGGACAAGGGCATAAAATACAGCTTTAAGAACAGCCGCGCATATCATTTTTTACAGCACCAGGGTTTTGGTAGGTACGAGCTTCAAAATAGTAAGGACGGCTTTGTATGGGTATGGAAGAGTAACGGTGTGGTAAAGATTGTAAGGGGTTCGGACGTAAAAGGTTTTGTGAATCAGTTTTTGGTAGAACGCCAAATGAACGAAGAGCTTCGCGACATGGTCTATAATACTCCTAGACTTAACGAAACTTCGCTCACCAACTTACCCTATGTAGAGATAGATTTTACAGATGCCGATAAAGAAAGCCAGCATTTGTTTTTTAAGAATGAAGTGTGGAAGGTTACCGCCCATGGTATAGAACGCATTAAATACGAAGCGGTAGACCGTGTTACCTGGGAGGATAAGATAGTAGACAAAAAAGTACGCATACAGGAGCAGCAATTTGCGATAAGTAAAGATGCCCATGGAGATTGGGATATTGATATTATTAAGAAAGACAATCAGTTCTTAAATTATCTGATCAACACCAGTCGTGTACATTGGAGAAAGGACTTGGAAGAGGGCTTTGAAAAGAACGAGGTTAAAAAGCGTGAGGATTACTTTTTGGAGCATCAATTTAATATAGCCGCTCCAAATCTGGATGCGCACGAGATTCTGGAGCAGAAGATGCACCTTATAAACAAGGTTTTTACCCTTGGTTATATGCTACATAAATACAAGAACCCTGCGCGGCCTTGGGCTCCTTATGCTATGGACCACAAAATAGCGGACATTAGCGAGAGCCACGGGGGCAGTGGTAAAAGTATATTCCTTAAAAGCATACAGTACATCCTTAAGAACAACCATTACATTAATGGTAGGGATAAAAAGAAAACTACGGACGATTTTATCTACCATGGTATTAGTGAGGATACGGATTACATTTTGGTAGACGATTGCCATGCTTATACGGACTATGGATTCTTTTATAACGCTATTACGGGTGATTTGGATGTGAACAACAAAAACGGGCAACGTTACATTATACCCTTTAGCCACAGCCCAAAAATAGCATTTGCAAGTAATTTTCCACCCAATGCCTTAGACCCATCTTTAGAGAGGCGTTTGCTTTTTACAGTATTTAGTGATTACTACCATTATAACAAAGATGGTGAGTATATGCAAAACAGAATAGTATCCGACGATTTTGGGGGTAAGTCCCTCTTCTTGGATTTTACGGATGCCCAGTGGAACGACTGTTTTAATTTTCTGGCACAATGCCTTCAATTTTATTTAGGACAGGCGCAGAAGATAGACCCACCTATGGAGAACGTTACCAAGAGAAATCTTCTAAAGGAAATGGGCGACCAGTTCCATTCTTGGGCAGATACTTTCTTTAGCATTACCAGGGAAAACGGAGTGTCTAAAAATTTGGATGCGGATGTGCCCAAGAGCGAGGCCTTTGAGGAATTTATGAAGCAGACCAACATGAAGAAGATGACGAGCAATCGTTTTAAAAAATCCCTAAAAGCCTATGCGAAATATAACGATTGGATTTTTAACCCTAAAGACCTTGCCCCGGATGGTCGTATTATGAAGAAGGTGGGCGGCGAAACACAGGAACATTTTTATGTGCGTACCAAGCCAAGGACGGCTAGCGATGCCCCTGCAGATGCAGCGGAAAAAAATGAGGATTTTCTGGGATTTGAAGATGATGACCTTAACGTAGATGTACCCTATTAATATGAGAAATTATACCAAATTAGAGATAGCCGCTATTCTTAGGGGCTGTGAGAACACAAGGGAGCTTATGTACGTCTGCAGGATTTTTTATTATCTCTTTAATAATTGGAGGCACCCGTATTGGGGCATCATACTAGAGCTGAGCAGGGCACGGGAGAAAACATTCAATAGTAAGTGATTATGAATTTACGCGGACTAAAATACATGTCTAAATGTTTAAAAGCTGGTATAAGAATTTACCCAGTGCTTAAATATGGCAGCTATTATCTAGAAATAGAGTTTAACAAGTCTTCCGAATTTCTGCCCCGTGAGGTAATCAGAAAAAAGCTAGGGGACCAACGATACCCAACCAATACAACTGCATGGAGCGATAAGGCTTTAGAACTCTATGAATATCTATACAACACCAAGGTAATGCCAAAAATGAACGCAGCATGAAAAAAGCAAGATTAACAAAAAATGAAAAGGAGTTCTTACAGAACAATAGGCACAAGTTTACGACTGCAGAACTTTTATTGCATATAAATACCCAAAGAAAACAGGTAGATGTTCTTAAGATAACAACGTTTAGGACGCTGCTATATAAGGCGGATATTAGGCGGTGCAGCGTCTTAAGATGGACGCGTACCGAAACACAATACTTATTAGACAATTATAAGGTCATGGGCAATATTGCAATTGCCAAGGCATTGAGTACAAAAGGCCGTGTGTTTACGAGAAAGAACGTTGATAAGAAAATGATATTGATGGGCATAACCAGGACTCCGGAAGAGCTGCAGGGTATTATAGACGGTCACCAGCGCCGCGGTGTCTACCATAAGGGCAATGTAAAAAGATGGGACGGCAAGCGTGTTCCGGAAGGTGGCCGTAAAGTGCAATTTTATAAAAATGGAAACCCCTATATCTCCATTAAGGTAAACGGTTTATTGGTGCGGTATGCAAGGCACCGCTACCAAGAGCTGCACGGGCAATTGCCCACCAATACCAAAGTGTACTACAAGGATATGGACCCTATGAACGTGGTAGATGATAATTTGGTGGCCATGCACGGTACGGGACTTACTGCAGCGCAAAAAGAGTTGTATAGGCGCAACTGCCAAAAGGCCTTAAAAGAGATATTTAAGAATACCGCCGTAGCGCAGACTGCAATGGAACCTTTGGAAAAGACCGTAAATCCCACTGCAAAAAAGATACCGGTACGCATTGATTATAGAACTGTGGTATATGTGCCGTTGGGCAGTAATATTGCACAGGTTAAAGAGCAATACAGACCATTGGCATAATGATATTAGAACCAAAGAGCATAGAGAACACCGCAAAGGAAATACATGGCAAATTGGAATTTTACTACAAAATGTGGTGCGATTTACAGGAAGTGGCCAAAAGCAACGGATATGAACTGGACGAGAAGTCCGCCAAAATAAGACCCTATGGGAAAGAAAAGAAGTAGCAACGAATATTATACAGGTACCGGAACGGGAATAGACAAACTGTTGGAGAGCGGTGCTACTGTATTTTTTACAGATTTGATAATAGCCATGGAACACGCTAGGCAAATTAGGAGCTACTATTACCAAGTATTTGATAGCAAAAGAAAACACTGCGGCTACGCCGTACCTAAATAAGTAACATCTAAAATTAAATTATGTATAGAACACCTTTTCAGCTCGTAGACGGCGAGCCAGTAGATTTAAGCATACCGCGCCATAGGGATGTGGTTCTGCAGCGGAACAAAAACTTGGAGAGAGCTCAGAAATTCGGGGTTGCTTTAGGGCAAGCCCTTATCACCGTAAGGATTGAAGTGGATATGGATTGCTTTAAGTGCGGCCGCTCCTTAGAGGCAGAATCTAAAATAACCTGGTACGGTGAAGACCCAATAATAGACGAGGAAATAAACGATCTGCATTGTGGTATCTGCCAAACCAGATACACCTACAAGCCTAAAGCCAAGGCTTTTAAATTATCCGAGGTAGATCTATATAAAACTGCAATACTATGATACTAGCCTTTAAAACATTTTGGGGTAAAGAAATGGGTACGCTGTCTGGCACAGCAACTTATTTTGAAGAGAAAATATGGACAGGCCTTATTCCTGCTATGGAAGAGGAGGAATACCTTAAAAAATACAGATCCTATTGTTTGGACTCCTTGGAAAGACTTGGTGTACTAAGTCCTGTTAATGATGATGCAATGACGGTACCAAAGGTACATACCATTAGGCGGGACAGCAACATGCGTTGGGCTGTTGGCAAAAAAATACATTTTTATAAGAATTTGCGCCAAGCCGATATGTTCAAATTTGCCCCGATGCTAAGGGTGAGAAGCATTCAGGAGATAGAAATTATTCACAGTGGGGAGTCATGGCGCATGCCTTGGGTTATTATAGACGGAGTTATACAGGAAAGTGCTGAAATTGAAATCTTGGCGCGTAACGATGGTTTCCCAAGCGTTAAGGCATTCTTTCAGTGGTTTAACGAAAACTTCACTGGCAAAATAATTCATTGGACACATTTAAAGTACACGTAATGAAAGAGTTTTTTGAAAATCTTGGAGAGCAAAGTTACGGTGCATTGTGGCTTGCACTATGTGTGTACATCATATTAATGATTATCGGAAATATTTTAAAATCAATCTATAAAAACAAATAAAATGAGCATTAAAACCTACAAGTACAATTACAACTGGCATGAAGCTTCTGCGGAGATTGCCATAGACACGGAGAAAATAAACAGTGAAGATTGCAAGCAGCTGTTAGAGTTCTTTAATTGGGACTGGGACGAAGACCTGCCCATACATGACGAGCTGGCCCGCCTTTATGCCGCAACCGCAATGCGCTTTGCCACACAGAACGGCCATAACCTTATAGGCGTTCTGGAAGGTTTTAAAGAGGCGGAAGGCTACCCTGTTATGGACGGAACCTACGGTATTACCTTGCTAAGCGTCCATGGCATAGACTTTAGCGAAATAGAACTGGAGCTGGAATGAAAATAAAGGAAAGCCCTTTCGAGGGCAGCCCGTTAAAAAATGAGATGACACACACCAAGCACGCGGATATCTTCTACAAGATGGTAAAACGGGCGCACGAGAACAAACCCAATAGCCTGTTTTGGCGGCAGGCATTTGGCTTCATAGAACAGAAATATTTAAAAAGTATCAAAACCAAAAAAAAGTAACATCATGGAAATTACATTAGAAACGACAAACGCGGACCAAATTATTATTAACACCTACAGCGGCAAGGAGTTGAACCCTATACGGCCAGATGCTGCCGATATAGACATACGTGACATAGCTAGGGGGCTTGCCTACAATAGCCATTTTGGCGGCCAGACGCCGCACTTCTTCAGTATTGCAGAGCATTGTCTTATGGTGTGCGACCTTATGGAGGAGGATGGGATTAAAGACCCCCATTTGTTAATGGCGGCACTTCTGCACGCTGCCAGCGAGGGGTATATTGGAAATATGGTAAAACCTTTAAAGATGTATTTGCCAGTCTTCCAGCAGTTGGAAGACCAGCTGCAGCAATTGATTTATACCAAGTATTTTTTGAACGCTGCGGATTATATGTCCAGGATCAAACCTTATGGTGGCATTGCGCAGCAATTGGAGTATATGAGATTTTATAGCAGCCCTACGAAGGACATTCGGAAGATAAGGTATTACTTTCCGCATACTGCCCTTAAGTTGTTCATGGACCGCTTTTATCTGTACATGAAACTAAGAAGTGAGAAGCTACAGGATAGTGAAGCAAAATAAATCTTAGATAAATTTAAAGTAAAAGCCAAGACAGTGAAAATTATGGAGAATGTAGCCAAATTTATAAGCGAGAATATTGGGGATTTAACATTTGTTATAAGCCGTTTAAGTAGAGAGGAATTTGAAAATGAATACTTATGCAAGCCAAGTGCCGAAGATTTAGATAAGCACAAGAGAGCCTTTGACGCCTTACTTGCTTATGAAAAGAACTGCATACTTAAATACGATTACCCTGATAATAGACCAAGTAGACCACCAAAAAAAGGCGAACAAATGGAAGATTACGCACGAACCTTTGGTGTAGAAATAAAAGATATGAAGGCTTGTTGGCGTGAAGTTGAAAGAGCGTTGGAAAATGGCTTATAACGTTTAGGCTATGTTTATTGCGATGAATAGATACAAACCTTAATAAATAAAGATGGAAGAAATAAATAATATATTAGAAAGACTAGAAAGTAATTTAAGAAGTGATGGTTATTATGATGGTGATATTGTAATACAAGAATTAAAAAAAGTGCGTGAATTAGCATTAAATATATGTATTGTTAGCAACCGTTTTGATAGCAAATATACACCACCTTTTAGAGTTGGCAGAAAACAAAGTAAAGCGGTTTTGGATGCAAATGGTATAGATGTAGTGTTCTTTAATAATAGCGAAAAGCAAGCAAAAAAATACTGTAATTACTTAAATGGCTTATAACTAGCGTATATAAGCAATTGACCAAAAAACCTGCGATATACGACCCATACTGGTGGTTATGCCATATTATAGAGCCAAGTGCTTATATACAACCTGTAAGCTGTATATAGCAGGTTTTTACAAAGGTCAAGCTTTTCGTAATACTATATTGTAAACAACAAACCACCCATAGCGGTGGTTTTTTTGTGCCCTAGGGTGCCCTCTAAGGCGTTTTGCTGCCCAAGACTGCATTATATTCCTGTTAATTTACAAACATTAAACAAAACAGTTAAAACGGCGCACGGGCCCTTGCTGCCCCTTCCTCCCCCTTCCCCTCAACTCTCTAGCCAAAAAAAACTGTAACTTTGTAACCACAAGTCTTAGACCCCGAAAACAGTACTAAAATAGGTTACAGTTCTTACTATTGAATTGTAACTTGGTTACAAAAAAATTGTAACCTTTTAGTAAGGTTACAAAAGTTACAAAATCATTTCTCCTCTGGTTACAGTTTTGCTTAAACCAATAAACCCCTCTAAGTTTCTTACTTAGAGGGGTTTATCTTTTTGGGTTACAAAGTTACAAAGTTACAAAAATTTGCCACCTAGATTGGGGTGACTGTTTTGGGCAGAAATTCTAGCACAGACCACACAGCTTAAAAATCATTTTGTTTAACGTTTGCTATTTTTTAGGTGCTACAGCACGGGTATTATTAAACAATAGACAAATAAGTCTATTTTTAGTGGCATGTTACAGTTAAAAACGACCAAATATGTCTAATTTGTAGTAACTTAGTGTAACCTTTTTACCATGTTGTTAACCGATCGCGTACAGGAAAATTTGCATATATGTGGGCTGGAGCTGGATTTTTCTGCCCATGCCATGGCATCTGGCAATTTCAACGCCCAGTCGTTCTACAATACGGATCTTACCAACGGTAGTTTTAACCCCGTTTACAGTAGTGTGGGGAGTGTCGGTTTTCAGGAGCAGAGCAATGAAGGTGCCAGCGGTGTTAGTTACACCCAGACCATTACCATGAAATTTCCGTCTATGGACGGTAACCGCAGCCAGCGCATAAGCGACCTGCAAAAATTAAAGTTTGTAAGCCTTAAGCTTAACGGCGGTCTAAAGCTACTGGTGGGCCGCAACGATTATTACCAGAACATAGCTCCCAGTGTAAGTGTGAGCAGCAATACCAAGGTAACGCAGGTTCAGGTGGTAACCCAGAGCATATTTCCCATTGGTTTTTTTGGTAACACGGCCATGTACGGTTTTCCGTACCAGCTGCCCATATCTTTTTTAGAAAATATATAAGATGAGTGTATTCCCTTTAGATATAGACACAAAACAGGATACGGTAGAGCGCCTTGCGGCTTTGGCCAATGTACCGGATAATTTGATCGTATTTGCCAAGGATATCAATTTGATCGTGGATGCGCTCAACGAGCTTAACAACAGGGATATTTTTATTAAAACGGGGAAATCTGCTTTTTGGCAGCTACAGGAGAACGAGGCCGAGAAAGCGCCCAGCTTGGGAGATTGGGCCATTACCGTAAACGATCAGGGCAATTTGTTGATTGCGCAGTACAATGGTGACAACAGCAATGGCGATGCCACTTTTATAAACGAAAGAGAATTTAAAAAAGCATGATGAATTTTAGTAGATACCTTCTTGGTTTTTTTGCCCTTTTTTTGGTAAGTACGGGTATTGCCCAGCAGCGATGGGACGAGTTTAGGACCGTAGGTATAGAAGCCCAAAAATTAAAGGCCACCCAAATGGGTGTTACTACCGTTGATCGCGGGTATATAGTTACCACGCTTTCCAATGGCGAACTGGTACGGATTAGTATAGATAATCTTCAGATAGATTTTAACGACTTAATTAATGCCCCTACCAATTTTGGCGGTAGCAGTGCCTATGAAATAGCGGTGGAGAATGGATATGAGGGGACCGAAACCCAATGGCTTGCAAGTTTGCAGGGTGCGGACGGCACAAGCTTACCGACAGGAGGCCTAAACGGGCAGGTACTGGCAAAGAAAAGTAGTACCGATTTTGATACCGAGTGGGTAAACTATACCACTGGTGAGGGCGGCACCCCATTGGGAAATTATGTAGGTATAGACGATAACAGCCCCCAAGAGGATTTGATTATGGCCGTTGGTACCACCGCGCAGCTGAACAATTTGGCCGCTGTAAACGCAGGGTTTAGGGTAGAGTTGGCAACGGATGGCGTAGTAGAGGATTTTGAATCCGTGATCCAGGGCGCCAAAGGTGATAAAGGAGATACTGGTTCCCAAGGCCCGCAAGGATGGCAGGGCGTAAAGGGAGATAAGGGAGATAAGGGAGATAAAGGAGATAAAGGGGATACGGGCGTCTCTGGGCCAAGAGGGCTTACCGGGCCAGCAGGTTCTGGTAGTGTAGACTTTAACGATGTTGGCCGAAACCCTTTTGAATTAACGGGCACTGCGGTATTGGCACAATCCACTATTTTAATGGACATCCCTTTTGACCCTTATGATAGCGGCTGGAACGGAGATCGTACAGTTCCTACAAAGAACGATATTTACGATAAGATAGAAACTCTTGGCACAGGTAGCGGGACGCAGGGACCAATTGGACCGCAGGGACCAAAGGGGGATAAAGGTGATAAAGGTGATAAAGGGGACACCGGTAGCACTGGACCTGCAGGGTCTGGTTTAAACAGGCCTTATGAAAGTTACGTAGCCAATATAGCGCAAAATTCCGCAAGTGCTCCAACTGCAATAATTTTAGAAAACACAACGAATGGTTTTTCTTGGTCTCGTGTGTCTACTGGTATTTACAGGGCTAGTGCCTTAGGTAGCTATAATTTAACGATGGCCACTATTAGCTTCCAGCAGCGGAACGGCAGCATGAACGAGACAGAGGTTAAGATTGCAAGATCAGGTACTTACTATCAATTTGCTGTGTTCTATAACAATGTGCTTACGGATAGTTTATTGAATGGTAGTTTGGAAATAAGACAATATTAAAATGAAAAAATTACTTCACTTATTTTTTTTCCTAAGTATTATGGGTTTACATGCCCAAGGTGTACTAAGGATTACCGGTAATACGGATAGACAACAGGTAGATAGTTTGTACTTAACTGGTACAGTGCTTAATCTGAAGATACAGAATAGCTTGCCCAAAGGGATTGATTTATCCGATTTAAGCGCTAGTGAAACGTATGAGGTAGTTACTATAGCCCAGGACACCAACGCCGTTGCGGGCTACTTTTATGTATTTACAGGCAATGCTACGTTAACATTGCCCAGTGCGCCAAGTATAGGGCAATGGGTAGCGGTTAGCAATATGAGCGCCATACCCTCTCCGGTGGTTGCGGGCAACGGCAATAGGATTATGGGTGTTGAAGAAAATTTAACTATGGACAGGCCTTATATAGGCTTTAGGCTGGTGTACGTAAACAGTACATTGGGCTGGATAATAATAGGACAATAAAAATAACACTATGAGCAATATAAGCGATTTATACCCTAGTGGTGGCATTGGCGGCGGCGGACTAAAACCCAGATTTCAAGAATTTCTTACAAGTGGTACGTTTACCCCTACCCAAGCACTTATAGATGGTGGCGGTATGATTACTGTTTTATTGGTCGCTTCTGGTGGAAGTTCGAATACGACCAGTCATGGTGGCAATGGTGGAGAGGTAATCGAGCAACAAATGTACTTAACCGGTACTGCTTCCTGTGCAGTTGTTATCGGAGGTAGTGTAACTGCAAGCAATGGAGTTGATAGCATATTCAACGGTTCTGGTGCGGGTGGCCAGACAATTATTGCTAGAGGTGGTAGCAGAGATCCCGAGCAAGTTGATAGAAAAGGAGCAAGTTGGGGGAGTATATTTGATTATGACAATGGATCTTCGGATGCAGGTAGCGGTACTAATGGATTTGGTGCTGGAGGTGGTAAAACTGGAAATAGTGAAGGTGGAGGTATAGAGACTGGAGCAGCAAACAGCGGTCAAGGGTCGGGAAGCAACAGAGCTAGCGGCAGCGGTTACTGTTTAATAACGTGGTGGGAATAAAAATATGGATATGGAAAATAGAGTGGCATTTATAGAAAATGGATTGATAGCCAATATCATAAATTCTAACATGGCCTTTGCGGCCACCTTGGGCGGTGAAATTTTGGACGTTACAGGTGTGCCCTGTGGTGTTGGATACCCTGTTGTTAACGGGGAAGTAAAGCACCCGGACACCTTGCTTTCACCTGCCGAGCTGCAAGAAAAAAAAGAGAATGAGGCTAGGGAATGGCGTAATGAAGAATTAAGCCGAATAGATTTTATAGTGCCTCTTATAGACCACCCGCAACATGAAGCCTATATGCAATACAGACAGCTCTTACGGGATTGGCCTTCTACAAACGATTTTCCCACAACTAAACCCTTAATAACATTTATACCATGAACACAATTATCTACATAGCAATACAAGGAGCTTTTTTAAGAATTACCCAAAGGGGCGAGGAAAAGCAATGGGGCGCCAAGGACGTTACCTGGGAAAAGAGTGCCAATGGCGGCATTACTTTTTTGAGCATGAGCACTGGTAAGATGCTATTTAACACTTTGGACTTTGCCTTGGCAAGTTTTAGGCTGTTGGATGAAGACCCCTTGTACGAAGAAATTGGAGAAACCTTTGCGGACTATAACCAATTTAAAAGTTGGGCAGATAGGTCTTTGGGTTTTAATACGGCCACGGGAGGTAGCGTGGCGTTTCTTACCCAAGAGGAATATGATGCGCTAGAGCAATCTGCAAAATATAAATTTGATGCAAATAATGGTATCGTCACCAATACCGCCTTTAATAAAAATTTTGGTTTTGAAGAGGATACCGTATTAGAAGGCAACGCCCCGGCTGGAAAAATTACAAACAACAACATATATGACTGGAACTACACCGCACTAGCCTACGGTGTAGAATGGGATACAGAATTACCCACAACTGCAATGACACGTATCGGTTCTATTAATTCCCATAGAACATTGCCAGTTCAATCATTAATGCGTAGGTGTTTGTTACTGGACAATGGAACGGTAAATTATTACCTATCTGCGACCGACTCTACCAAAAAAGAAGATGGTATTACCAATGCTGTTTTAGACGGAACGGACGGTATGGTCATGGTAGAAATACCAGAACATTACAAGAAATTTGAAACACAAGGTACAAGGCAAAGAGTATTGATTAGCAACGGAGAAATACTAGGCTTTACAAAAGTGCCAAAAAGTTATGTAAGTGCCTATGAAGCAAGCTTACAGCAAAGCACAAGTAAGCTTGCAAGCGTCGTGAACACAACAGCAGATTACAGGGGCGGCAACAATAATAGTGCATGGGATGATGCTGATAATACCTTATTAGGAAAACCCGCAACAAACATATCAAGAACTAATTTTAGAAATTATGCACGAAACAGGGGCTCAATGAACTGGAACATGGAGTTAAGCGATACCTACAAAACATGGGCTGATTTGATATACATTGAATTTGCCAACCTAAATAGCCAAGAATCCTACAACCCAGCAACAACAGCACAAGGCTATAAGCAAGGCGGATTAGGTAGTGGCGTTACGGATGCTAATACTGGAAATTGGGAGGATTTCAATTCGTACAACCCATTTATTCCTTGCGGAACTACCAATGCACTAGGTAACAATACAGGTGTTGTGGACTATGCGCCTACTGGTTGGGCAGACGGTAAAGTGTTTTCAGTACCATCATACAGAGGAATTGAAAACCCGTTCGGGCACATTTGGAAATGGATGGATGGTATTAATTTACGCATACAGTCAGATGCCGACGGTGGAAAATCGGAAGTATATGTAGCTAATACTTTTAACATGAATGATACGGATTATAACGGTTACACAAAAGTTGGCGAAGCTGCAAGAAGCAGCGGGTATATTAGTAGAATGATACCAAACCAACTAATACCAGAAGATACTAGTGGTGCAAGCTCTAACACATTTTGGGCGGACGCTTTCTATGCCCCTTTGCCAAACAGTGGCGAATCCTTAAGGGGCCTTCGGTCGGGCGGTGTTGCGGATTCGGGCGCGGATGCGGGGCTCGCTTGCTCGAGGTCGATTTCCGTGCCGTCGTATACGCGTGCGGGTTGGGGCTCTCGCCTTATATTTTTAACAGAAGAAATGATATAAACGCATAAAAGGGTGCGTATTAAATTTATTTAATATGTCCTTAAATATGGAAAAATGGAAACAAATAAAAGTAGGTACTTCATTGAATTATGAAGTATCTACAAAAGGAATTACTCCTGATTATTTAAAAGAAAAGTTACCTGCTAATAAAAAAAGATGCACTTCCTGTAAAAAAGTATTAGCTATTAAATTTTTTGACGAATACAAAACAAGTAGAGGGAATTTAAGTAAACGGGCAAAGTGCCAAAAATGTTATAAAGAATACAAAGCATTTCACGATGCAAAATATAGAAGAAAATTATGAAATCAAACAGCAATCAGCAACCGCCTAGAATTCAAGATTTAGGAGATGGTAGAAGCCACTTTAATTACCATATAGTTGAAGAAGTAAAAGAAGATGAACTACAGGGTTCATATACATTTTTTAGCTACGATCAGGTAACTGTAATAAACCCGGTGAACTATCCAAAAATAGTTGAAGCATTAGTATCGAGCAAATATAGCATTGCCGACGAAATTTCAATACAAAGGCAAAAGGAAACCAAACCAGAGGAATTTCAAGAATATTTTGATTTTGTGGAAAACTGTAAAAAAATAGCCAATGAATAGTTTTTCAGATTTTAAAATAGACACAAACATTTTAATGGGAGATAAAATTAAAATGGAGGACATCCTGAACGTAAACATTGAGGTACATGCTTTTAAGATAGTTCCATTTTCGGCAAAAGTGTTAAAATCGGGTAAATGTTTAAGATTTACCTAATGAAATTATTATTGATAGCTATTGCCTACATCTGCCTAACGGTAATTGCAAGAGCTTGGTACAAGGAGCATCAA